ATCAGTGTTCCAAACCACCCAATATAAAGACGGTTTTCTGTAGAGGTTACCCAGGAACAAAACTCTTCCCAGGCACTATCTCTACGTTGAGTAAGAATAGATTGAGCCATTTAAATAAAACAAAGTAACCTCCCACCCTCCTCAAATAGTTACTTAGAAGTTGTACTTGGCTCCAGCCTTAACGCCGTAGCTGTTCTTGCTGCCAGTCAAAAAACTAAGTTCACCGTAGGCAGACAGAGCTTCATTCACAGGGATAGAAGCACCAACTTTGCCGGACAGTTCAATTTCTGTATCACCACCTTCAGGCAATACAAGGGCAGGTCCAGCCTGGATATACCAGCTGTCATCTTCAAAGCCAACATGACTTTCAATAGAAGATGCAGAATGATCTGAACCCAAGAATCCAGAGTTGGATTCAACGTTCACATACGGACCAGCTACAGCAGCAGTGCTGAAGCCGAGGAGGATACCAGTTGCGATAATAGATTTCATTAGTTTTAAGTTACTTTTTCTTTGCAGTTTTTGCGGAGCGTTTGAAGTTAGCAGCCGTGGGTGCTCCTTTAGAACCAGGCTTTCTCATTTTTTCTCCACTGCCAGCAGCAATACGCTTGCGCTTGGCATGGATGTTTGCGTACAAACCTTTTCCAGGCATTACTTCTTACCTCCCTTTGGCTTTTTCTTACCGGGTGGTCTTCCTTTTTTGGTGCCGTATGTTCCAGGTCCGTAAGGCATTAGAATACTCCAGGGATAAGTTGTCCAGTCGTTGCATATGAACCAATGGCTGCAATAACACCAAGCATTGCAAGCCGACCGTTTAGCTTTTCAGCCTTTTCGTAATACATAATAATTGATCCTAATTCAGCAATAAATTCAAAGTCGTCCATCAAAAGTAATCATTGGAACGATCGAGTTTTGCAATCACTTCATCGCGATATGCAGGGTCACGGTCGTAACGTGGATCAGACATTGCTGCCACTACCTCAGCCTGACTTCTAAAGGTTTCCCCATTAGAAGTAGGAGCTTTACCAGAAATCATTTGTCCATCACTTCCATTCTGTGCTTCGTACATTGAATACAATCCAGCAACAGCAAGTTCAATAGCTGCTTGGTTACCTGATTCAATCAAAGCATCAAAACCTGCAATAGATTCTTCTGCCAAGTTCTCACCAGCCCAACCAACCAACGCTTCATATTCAGCTTCGCCTCCAACAGTGTCTTGAATTGAGCGGACTTGGGTAGCATCCAACTCAACACCATCAACTTGTTGGTTAGCTTGGGTTTCAATGTAAGCAGCAACCAAGTCTTCACTAGACATTTCTACTAAAGAACTCATGGTTTCTTCAGACAGCTCACCGTTGGAATTCCATTCTGCTGCTGCTGCATTTAGAAACTCTGTTGAAGGAGACTTTTCATATTCCACTTCTTCATAGGGTTCCTGTTCTTCTGACTCATCAGAGTCACGGTTACCAAGCATCTTCTGTGCTTCTAAGTAACCACGCTCTAAGTCTTCTACACTATTGTACTTACCTGCAAGTAGTTGACCTTCGTCAGCTTGCATCTGTTCGCCAATGGCAAGTGACTCTTGCTCATCAGCGTTAAGTTCAGGAGCGTCTGCTTGAGACTCATCCATCGAAATAATATCAGGCATCTTGTGGTGGTTGTTGTTGTTCTTGTTGTTGCGATGAAGGGTCCATCATTGGGGCACGAGCAAGTTGACCTGCTTGATCCACGATGGATTGTTGCTGAGCCATTTGTTGTTGCTGAGCCATCTCCTGTTGAATCTGATCTTCACGCTTGACCAGCCCCAGGTAATCAATACCTTGAGCAGCAGCCAATCGTTTGATAGCTTCAGTTGAATCGATGTACTTCATCAATGCTTCAGGACCAAGTGTCTGAGCAATGGTTGTAATAAATGTGGTGAGACTTTCACGGTCTTGACCACGACCTAAAGCATTTACACCAGCAACAATAGTAGGGCTGACATACTCTTTAGGAATCTTTGGAAGTTGTCCATTCCGTTGCAGAACCATCATGACTCTGTTTAGGTATGGAACAAGAAACTCAACTGTCAGCAGGCTGAATAGCCCACCTAGTTGTTGTTCAAGTTCGAGTTGAGTAAGGCGTACTTCTTCAGCAGTAGTTCTTTCAGACTGACGGATGTTCAGCTGTAAGAACGCCTCTCCAATACGACGCTCTAGTTGTTGAGCGAGGTTAGCAGCAGTAGCAAAGTCAGCTGTCTTACCACCAGTAGTGACGACAGTGACATCCTCTTGTCTGCCTTGAATGATTGCACCGTTACCAGCCTGAGCCAATGTCTGAGGCTTAGTGGTGCTCGACGGGCTTACAAGGAATACAACCTTAGCCGCCGCAGCCGATCCTTCGACCAGTGCTTGGCTGAGTGCTTCGAGGCTACGGAAGTCACCAAGGAATTCCTCTACCCTGCCTCGACCGTAGTCTTCACCATCACAAGTATTGAATCGCAGTACAAGCCAGGGGGATGCATTCTTAGGAGCAGTACCTTTAGTACCATCCATAAGCTTACCCAAGCATTCTTGATGCCATCTCCATCGTCCGTTGTCCAACTTGACGTGGGTATAGATGTCAACCTCATCGGTATGCTCTGACCCTTCATCTTGTACACGGTTAGGTTGAGGCTCAAAGTTCTTCATGTTGAGAAGTTCTTTGCTTACCGATTCCTTTGTGATGATCTCTAGAACTTCACCGTTACCATCACGGTTAACGACATAACGGTTCAGTGGGTAGTGCTTAAGACCTTCCTTACCCATGAAAATCAAAGCATTACCACCAACAATGAGGTGCTTTAGTGCTTGATGCACAACGACACGATCATTGGATGCAGCGATTGATTCCATGATGGTACGTTCCATCTTGGAAAAGGACAGGTCCAGTTCACTCTTGATTTCAGGAGTTACGTCTTCACCAAGCTTGTCTTCTTTTACCTGGAGTTTAAAAAACGTTGTTTGTGGCGGTAGCAATGCAAGCATTAGCTTGGCTGCCAAAGTCACAACTGCTTTACTACCCACTGATTGCCAAGGGGTAACTAAAACCCTATGGTTTTGACTTTCATCTTCACGAGAAATCAGATAAGGCAGCGTAAGCTTTGAACATTCAACAGCAGTATCTAGAAATTGATATCTATTAGAAGAAAGTTTATTGTAACGTTCACGTGCAGTAGTCATGTGTTGAGACCTCCAGGCTTATTGCCTGTGTCATTCATAGGAATCAACAAAGAAGCAGCATCACGTTGATTCTTTCCACGATCATCCTTAGCTTTTTTAGAACCAAAACGTACCTGCTGTTTCTCAGGCTGCTTGGTTTCGCGTGGTTGCAACTGTGACCGTTGCGCAATCTGCAGGGGCTTTGGTGGTGGGGGAGGTGTAACTGGTTTGACTTCTGGTGGTCTTGGTTGTTGGTTATTGAAACACATTAGTTTTCTATTCGTTGGATTAACCACTCCACGACTGAACGTTGTCCAGCTCGATACATGATCTGACGTTCGGTCCAGTCTGGTGTAGGAGTAACGGGTGGATAGAACTCATCAAGTTCTTCAATAATTGATCTAAGCTCAGGGCCAAAGATTGGCTCAAGCGTATTGGGGTAGATTGACATTGCTGTGTTCAAAGAAGGCAGGCATACGCGCTGCTTTGGTGAAGGAAAGTTCAGGTGCTTTACCCTGATACATCAGGTTGTCGCTCTGATCTAGCCAAAATTTTTTCGACAATTTTCTTTCGGTATCTTTGTACTTCAGGGGCTGCATCACCCAGTTGATGGTTGCCTTTCTCAGTTTGTCCAAGGATGGTGACGCTTCAAGCCCCAGCTCCTTGCATACGAGGCTGTTGGTTGCCACGTGTATTTGTTCATCTCTGGAGATGTCCGCAGAGACTGTTCGCATACCACTGTCACCAACAGCTCTAAAGAACGGGAGTAGTACAAAGAAAATTGCACGCTCGGCAACCATTGCCTTGGTGATCGTGTGATCAGGATGCGCAATCCAAGCCTGTTGTAACGCCAAGGCTTCTTTTTCAGCTTGTGGGTCAACGCCATAAGCATTGGCGATGTAACCGAGTGCCACGTCGTGGTTCTCTTCATCCCGTACATTTGAGAGCAATATGTCTCGGGCGAGTGGCGGTACATCAGTGGCCAAAGCATCAGTAATAAAGTCTCCAACGGGTAGTTCCATGTGACGCAATGCCAAGGCACGGTAAATAGTTTCCTCCGCACCTTCAAACACTTTGCCTGCTTCTGTTTGGACTGGTGTCCACTTGCGCTTACGCGCCATTAACTTTTCATAGGGATTCATTCTTGACAATCACATTCGGGTTCATTATTTAAAAGTGACGCAAGATAGTCATCAACATCTTCCTCATCTAGAGCTGCATAAGCATCCGACTTATCTTGTGTGTCCCCCATTACCTGCAATGAGTAATAGAGAGATGTTTGCGGAGACCTGAGCCACTCTTCGATAAAGGCGTTGTCGTAAGTAACAACATCACTCCAACTGTTGAAGCTATACCCGTGAAGAAGTCCTGTGTCGTTAAGCATCGTCATCAGACCATCAGCTACACGCTTGTAAGCGTCCCAGCCAACCTCTGATGCGATCTCAACGTCACCGTAATCATATGTTTGTACCCCGAACGTACCGCTGTCACGGTCCACTGTCCGGCTGATAGGTGGTGCAATCTCTGGGGTTGCAGTAAACCCATCAAGGTCTTTGCTCCTGTAACTGCAGCTAGCAGTCGGTGCAATAGCAAAGGCTCGCACCATCTTGTGGCTACGTGCAATAGCAGAAGCTTCTGTAATACCAGCTTTGAACTGACTGGCCAAAGCAAAGGCAGGTGTCTGTACGACATCACCACCATTCACTTGATCCAGTGCAACTCCAAATTGTTCGTAGGTTATGCCGTACCGCCGTAGGAGGTTGGCAAGTCCGAGCATCCCGAGGCCGACTTGTCTGTCTGTGACGCTGGGGAGATACTCGCCTGAAACGCCGACACCAGTTCGACCATGTAGTGAGCACAGTTCTTGCATCCCTTCACGGAAAGCTCTTGGAATGTTGTCAAATTCACAGGCAGAGAGATTGACATGCTGCAAGAGGCATGTACCGCGGCTGGGCAAGTACACCTCAAGACAAACGTTTCCGTAGATCCGATTTCCTTCATTGTCATAACGAATTTTGTTTAGCCAGATGTCACCAGATTTAATTCCAAACAGCAGCTCTTCTTTGAACTTGCATGCTTTCCACATCTCTGGTGTGATGTTGATGCAACGTTTTACCCAAGGCAACTCACTACGTGGTGTAGTAATGAACTCCAAAGCATCGGGATGATCCGCCGAAATATGTAAAACTATCGCACCATTG